CCGTGCGTCGTTGGCGTTGATCGGCGTATATTGCGCTGCGGTCCACAGCGCCGTTTCGGTGGTCGCAATCACCGCGGTGAGGTTGGCAATCGGCGGGTCGGCCAGCAAATCTTGGAAATATTGCCGGGACATCAGGCGTTCCCGGCGTTCAAGGTGAAGGTGTTCACGGTGACGACCTGACCTACTGCGATGCTTACGTTGTCTAGCGTCATGTCAGCCGGTATTGCGCCCTGAATGCCGCATGTCGTGCCGTCGGAGGCATAAATCCGAAACGACGCCGCCGTGCCGGTGCCGCTCGCCGCCGCCGACCACGTTCCGAGCTTGGTTTTCGAGCCCGCCGAGGCGTTGTTCATCCAATCGGACGGCAGTGTGATCGACACCAGTGCGCCCGCGGGGTCCGCCGCCGCACAGTTCGCCGGCTCGGCACCGGAAAATATCTTGAGCACCGCGGACACGCCGACCTGCGTCTCAACGGCGTCGAGCTTTGCACCGCGAACCGCTACGGAATACTGGAAAGTCATTCGATCCCCTGAATGACGCCCGCGGCGTCACGGACGACCTTTTTCGGCTTGTTCGCCCGCGATACGGCGTCGAGAATCTTCACCACATGATCGATCGGGTTCGCGTCGGGCGAGGTCTGCGCGGGCTTCTCGGATGCCTTCGCGGATTCCCGCTGGGCCGCCGCCTGCCGGTCCCGCTCGGCCTTGGTGTGCTCGGCAACCAGCCGATCGGCCTCAATCTGCTGCTGCGCCTGAATCTTCGCGTATTCAATCCGCTCGTGGCTCGCAATCTTCTCTAGCTCAACATTCAACTTGGCCTGGTCGCCCTGCGCTTTGATGGTGGCCTCATGAATGGCCTTGGCGGTTTCCTTCTCAAGTTCCGCCTGCTTGATGACCAGATCGGCGTCGCGTTGCGCGGCCTCCTTGCTGGCCTCTACCTGCATCTTCTTGTCGGCCAGCGCGATCTGAACTTGACCCTTGGCTTGCTCGATACCGACCGCGTTCTGCCCCTTGGCGTGTTCCACCGCGATCGCGCCTTGCGCCTTTTCCTGTTCGAGTGACGGCTTCTGCGCCTGCGCCTGCGCGAAGGCTTGCACCTCTTGCGGCGAGGGATTGGTGAAATACTGGTCGACGGACTTGAGGCCGGACGCCTCCACGGTCTTCGCAATGCCGTTGTAAAGCTGTTCCGGCTTCACATAGATATTGTTGGTCGGGCCGAACGCCGTGAGCAGCTTTTCCTGCATTCCGGTGACGACGCCCATCATCATCATGTCACGTTCGCGCGTCCCGGCGCCGAGGCCCGTGTTGACCGTGGCGTCCATGTCCACGTTCCACGTTCGCGGATCGAACTGCTCCCACTTGCCGCGTAACCGCACCGTGCGCGGCTGGTCCTGGTGCTGGATAATGAGTTTGAGCAGGCCGCGGAATGCAGGCTTGAGGCAGTTGGCGATGGTGCGAACCATCATTTCCGTCTGCCCAATGCCCTGCTGCTCGATCATGGCCGACGCCTTGGCGGTCATGTTCTGCAGCGCGTCCGGCGCCATGCCGCCCGATGCCTCAGAAATGCCCGTACGGTCGTGTAGCTCCTGATCCAGATATGAAAGCATCTGGAACGATTTTTCGGCAACGAACGGCACAATGTTATAGGTCAGCGCGGCGCGAACGTCGGTCCCGGCATTAACCCGGATCGGCAGTCCGAAGGCCGGATTAGTAACCGCCTCGGGATTGACGATAATGCCCTCTTGCACCACGGGCTGTTGGTTGTTTTGCCAATACAGGTTATCGAGCGTCTGACGCAGCAGCACCGTCTTGATGCGCTGGATTTCCATCGAATCGTCGCTGGTCGAGTTGCCCTCCCACTGATGCGGGCGCCGCTCGCAAACGATGTCCGCATAGTTCACATCGTCCCAGGGCTCGTTCTCTAGCAGATGCTCATCGGTCAGCCCGCCGGCAAACACCACGCGGCGCAGTTCCGCAATGCCGTCGTCGTCGTAGTCGATGCGAAGCAACAGCTCGTAGTATTCCACCTCTTCCATTGACTTGGAGGTTTGCTGGTCGCGCGTGTAAATATCGCGGCGCCGGGTTGTCTCTTCCTCGTCCTTGTATCGGCTGGACCCGGCGATCGGCAGCAAGTCGATTTTCTTGCGGTCGTATCCCATCGCCACCAGCTCGGACCGGCGGATGCGATAGCCCTCCCCGATGATCGGGGCGTCAAGCATGTTGATCGCGTCGGGGTGGATCAGGAAGTTGTTGAGCGGAACCGCGGCCATCTTGGCTCGGGATTTCTTGATCTGGCGCTTGATCTTGACATCGTGCAGCGTAACCGGCGGCACGCCCGGCGGCGTCGCCTCGGTGTACTGGCTATGTTCAAGCACCTCCACCTTGTCATCGCCGACCAGCGTGCTGAACGACATGTCATCGAGGCAAGTATGCGTCGAAACCTTCACGTCAATCCGCTCGTCCTGCCACCATTTCAGAACACCGTTGCGCAGCAACAGGCAGTCGTAAATCCCATCGTGCACCGCGGCGGGGCCCTCGCTCTCGGGGAAGGCCAGCGTGTTTATGTAGTCGGTGGCCTGTTGCGCCATCGCTACGTTGTGGCCCTGTTGTCCGGGGTCCGCCGTGCCGACAGGCTCGTATTCCACCACCTTGTCGCCGCCCAGGATGATGCGGATGATCGACGGCAGCACCTTCTTGAGCTCGCCGCGCACGTCCCGGCTGACCACCTTGGACCGCCCGTCATCGGACGGCGTGTCGAGCATGGTTCCGTCGTAATACTCCATCGCGCGCGTGCGGTTGACTGACTGTTCCTCGCGGTAGTGCTCGCAGTCTTTTACCAGCGACGCGACGATGCGGCAGAATTCCTCGTCGTCCATCGTGGACGGCTTGCGGGGGCTGTCCGGCCGTAGCTTGAGCACGTCAGCCATCAGAGCGGCCTTCCGCTGGCGGAATGTATTTATCAAGGCGCTTCTTTGCCTTGACCCGTGCGCGGAGCGCCAATTCGCACGCTCGCTGCGCAGCCATGAAGTCCTTGCTGGCTTTCACGTACGCGGTGATAGCCTTCTGTTTCAGTGTCCTCCGCTTTCCTCCGACTGTGTCAGCCATCACGCCACCTTCCGGGCTGTATGCCGCCAGGCCTTGTCCGTCGTCTTGGGTTCTTCATACGCAACACACATCAGGCCGAACGCATCCGCGCCGTGGCTCGACCAGTCATGGTCCGGCCCTAAGCCGATGTTGCGCTGATCGTCCCGCTTTTCGTGATACCAGCCCAATGCGTCTAATCCCGCTTGCGTGGTTTTCTCGTTAAACCAGATCGAGGGGAACAACCGCCGCCCGGACTCGACGCGCTTCATTGCCGCGCCTTTGCCTTGGTTCGGGATTGTCCGGACCGCAAAGCCCGCCGCCCGAATGTGATCCTCAAAGCGTGTTGCCGTGATCTGATCCTGTTGCGCGCCGTCGTGCGGTAGAATGCACAGGGCCGAGCCGTAGTCCTTGCGCAGCCATTGCAGGTGCGCCGATAGTGGCTGGCCAACCGCCTCGTAATAGTCCAGCACCCGGATTTCCCGGCCCACGAATTGCGCGACCCAGATTGACGTGGCGTCCCTCACCCCGATGTCCCAGAACGCCCTGAGCTGCATTAACGGGTCAGCGGACACCTTGCCGATGCGCTTTTCTTTCCGCGCGTCCAGTAGCGACTTGGCGTAGTAAGCGCCCTCAACAACCGTAACAAAGTCCCCATCCCAAATGTGCGGGTACTGCTCGGGGCGCTTCTCCATATCGTCACGCCTCTCGGCTTCAAGCACTGCCGGAAACCAAGGATTGTCACTGTAGTTGATCTCGACAATCTTGCTGTCTGCGGGCGGGTCGAGCCTGAAACGTTTGTGCGTTGCACTGTCCTTGCGCTCCGGGTTCCACGTTACCCAAATCTCGGAGTCGTGCTCGCGCACCGTGGGGATTGTCATAATCCACGCCGTTTCGCTGACCGGCTCCGCCTCGTCCACCCACAGCACATGAATTTGCGATTTCGATTTGATGCTGTGCAAGTTATGCCGCAGCCCGATGAAGGCGAACGAGATGCGCCCGTCTTTCGTGCGGACGAACTTTTCCCCAACGTCGTAATAAGCGGCGAGCCACGGCTCGGAGGCGATCGCGGCCTTCACCTCCGCCAGCGAGCTTTCATCCAACGAGTTCATGAACTCGCGGCCGCACAGGATCATGCCTGTCTTGCCGGCCTGTGCGAGCTGGTAGCCCTTGACTGCGGCCATCTTGGCGAATGATCGCGTCTTTGCGGA